ATTGCCGTGCGAAAATTACGGTTGACTGTCACGGTGGTGAACACTGTGTCCTTGATTTTGAAATCGTCATGCGTGTCATCCCACACCTCTTTTTGAGCTGATAGATCTCCGAAGTCACTAGTATTGCTTGTTGTACCAATATCTATAGTTTGTATTACATTGTAGTATGTGCCTGCTCCATTACTACCACCCATAAAAATACCTGTAAGAGCAGCAGGACTTGCAGAAGTAGCAGAGCTATAAGGACTTGCACCAAAAGCATTGTTTGCCAAACCTGTTACAGTATAACTCGTTCCATTTGTTAATCCAGTTATAGTTACAGGACTTGTTGCACTTGTTGCTCCTGTAGAAACACCACTTGCAATAGCTGTAGCTGTATAAGAAGTAATAGAACCACCACCAACATCTGATGGATTAGTAAAAGCAACAGTAATTTGTGAGCCACCTGTTGTAACACTTATTGTAGGTGCATCTGGTGCTCTTAGTTGGTCAAAGCCACCTATTAAACCACCTTTGTTACGAGTACCCATTTAAAATCCTTTAGCTTAATTCCTCATATGTAATTGTACAAGCTAGGTCATTTGCTGCACTTGCTGTTACTCCGATAGAAGTATCTTCTTCTAAATATAAACCCATATTTTTATCTATTACCACTAATGAAGCATCAGCAGGTACTGAAATTGTAGAAGCTAATAATACAGGTGTTCCTGCAATATCATCTTGTGGATAAATTCCTACAGTTATTGTAGCTGCATTTGTACCATCTACATTCGCCACTACCAATGAATTTACTTTTATCACTTTACCAGACGATGCTGTATTTTCTAATAATTTAGTTGCACTTGTCCCAGTCAACAAAAGATGATCTGATTTTGCTGTAATTGTTGCAACATTTACTATATTTGGTGCTGCCATTTTTTATCTCCTTATTATCCAAATACCATTGCCATTGCGATTGCTTTTCCAGTAGTGGCAGCTGAAGATGATATTCCTGCATCTTGAACTGCAGCTCCTGATCCTGCTCCATCTAAATAAACCATTCTTATTTCATTAGGAACAATTGTGACTTCATTGCCTGAACCTTGTTTTATAATTATGTTCTGACTGCCACTTGTCGCATTTTCAATTATGTGAACTCTTTTTAAAGTGTTTGGACCGATTGTAATTGTGCAAGCAGAATCTAATGTGCCAGTGTATTTAATATACATTGCCCTTGCTTCATCTGCTGAACCATCTGCAACAGTACTAGCATGAGTGTCTGCATTGGTTGTTATGGCTTCTGTGCCAAATCCAACTGCCTGACCTATTAATTCAAGATTGGTATTTGTAGATGTTCCCCAAGTACCAGATTCTGCACCAGTTGCAATTTCTTTTAATCTTAAATTATTTACATATGTTGCCATTAATCTATCCTAACTATCGCATTACTCGCAGTCGCAGCAGGAAAAACTATTTTAAAAGTACCACCTGCAACAGTAAAATCTCCACCGAAATTTAAAACTGCAATTGCACCTCTAGAGTTTGATGAAGCATCTCCTAGAGTTTTATTATAAATTAAAGCACCTCTTGCAGTAAAACTAGCAGAAGTCCACTCTGGATCAGCTGCATCGAATACACCACTTGTGCTATTTTCTGTTACTGCTTTACTAGATAAAGCATTACCACCTGCTGAATAACCAGATCCACTAACTTCATTAGATGTAGTATATCCATCTGTAGCTGCATCTAATGATGCAGAACTAGTATATAATGCAATATAGATATCATCTGTGTCTAAATGATGATCACCTAGTAACACGTCTTTTTTGAACAATGTACACATTGCTTGAGTTATAGCCATTTTTAAATACCTCCGTCATATTCTGCTGCATAATTACGTTGCATTTCTTGAACAAATAAATTTACAGCTTCTTCAAATTGAGTTTTATATAATTGTAATGTTTCTGGAGCTTTAAGGAAAGCAGAACTTTCATAAAGTGCTGCTGACAATAAAACATTAGGAGCATTAGTATCAACCCAAGTGGTTGTATTGCTTGAACTTAATCCAGTTTCTGGAGCAATAAAATCAACTTGGTAAGCAAGATCAGCAGATGGTGTTGGAGCAATCGTAATTATTATTCCATCATTACCTGAAGATTTAGTGCTATACATTATTGGTGTTCCTGTGTTAGAGGAATTAGGCCAATAATCTCTTAAATAAGAATCAATTCTATGATTCAAATAAACTTTATTGTTAGAATTAGTAATGCAAACTTGTCTTATCATTCTAGCATTTGCAATTGTATAATCAAATGTATTTGTAATTAATGTGCCTGTAAATGTATTTCTAAAACAAGGTAAGTTAGGTAACCTTTGAAATACCATAGCTTCAGCTTGAGCGATTATATCATCAATAGATGCAACAAACTCTGAACCATCATTTTCAATAAAATTTTGTATTTTAGTTTTTAAAGTTGTATAGCTCATTAATTACCCCAAGTACCATCACCCCAAGTACCAGAACCCCATTCTTGATTTACTGTTACCGATTCATCACCTACACCACCAGTTCCACCAAGTCCAGTTTCAGTTATTGAAGTTTCAACTGCTTCAGATCCTACACCACCAGTTCCACCAAGTCCAGTTTCATTTATACTTAATTGTACACTTTCATCATTTGTTTCTCCTGGATTACCTGCTCTACCAGTGCCACCTACACCAGTAACATCAATATTTAAATCTGCAATTACTGTTTCATTTCCTACACGACCTATTCCACCAACTCCAATTACAGCACCAGTTCCTGCAATTATTGCAGGACCAACATTACCAGTTCCACCTAAACCAGTTTCAGTTAATGAAGTTTCAATTGCTTCATTCCCTACACCACCAGTTCCACCTAAACCAGTTTCAGTTAATGAAACTTGTGGAATTTCATTGCCTATACCACCTGATCCTCCTGGACCTGTTGGAAAGGCTAATATTCTAAAACCTTCTATACCAACTTCACCTGCACCACCTAAACTACCAACACCAATTACAGGTGCAATTTCAACAGTTGTAATTGAATCAACTACATTTATTGTATTACCCATGCCATTTCCATGCACAGTACAATAATATTTTAATGTATCAGGTGCATCAGAAGGAATAGTAAAGACCACCTTTCTATCACCAGAAGATCTACCTGCATTATAATTAGTTAAATTGTAATAATCACTTTGAGTTGCTGAAGAACCATTTAAAAAATAAGTTACGCCAGAAGTATATGAAGCATCAGCAGTTGTTCTAAATGCTAAAGGATGACCATCTGCCGTACTATCAGTTTGATCAAAAGTATATGTTCCACCTCTACTTAATGTAATAACTGGATTTGTAATACCATCTAATGCAAATTTATTACCACCACTAACAACTACAGTTACAGCATAAACTTTGTCACTAACTGTTCCTGCACCTGCTTCACCTACTCCACCTACTCCAGTTATAGCCAAAGATGTTTCTAAATCTGTGTTTATAAAACCAATTGAACCTTTACAAGATGGAGTTGATCTACTTATTGTTTTGGGATCAACAGTCCAATCATAGTTGTAAGCTAAATAAATTTTTACATTTTCTGGATCATTGTCAGGTCTTGGATTTAATAAACTTGTAGCATCAAATATGTTTTTTACTGGTGTTAGTTGTGGATGTTTTGTTTCAAATTCTTCAGGTTCAACACGCAAATTATCCCAAGTTGTTTTAAGTTGTCTATAAGGTACTTTAAAACCACTTATATCACTTATTGCATATGATTTTTTACCTTTTGCACGTTTTGCCATCAACCCAAATTCAACACAGTTGGCTGAACCCTCAAATTAACACCATCATTATCTGATGCAGACGCAAAATTAAAAGATCTTTCATAAGCTTCATTTAAGAGTTGATATTTATCAGTAGCATATTTTAATGCCAATTTAGCAGCTAAACCTGCACAAATACAATCTGTCCAACGATAAGGTATATCAGCATCTTGATTGGATGCTGTAACGTCATCTAATTGATTAACTGCCCAATAAACCATGCTATAAGAAGCATCTGGTACTTGCCAAAAATATATTTGTGGAGTGTATTGTTTATCAATCATGTATTGACTAGGTTTTCCTGTGTCTGTTTTATTAGGTATTTGATTGTATTCTGATATGGAAATCCTGTTAATCATTTGATCGGTGTTATCTTCCCTTATAACTGCATCAATGATGTCTATAGTTCCAATTGGAAGTGCATAATTAGAAGTGCCACTAGATAAAGAAAGTGTATTATTGCTAACTGCCCAATGATTAATTCCTCTATTAGACCATTCAGAAAACAATAAATTTAAGCTTCTACGTGCAGACTTTGCAAAATAACCAGTTCTAGTCTGATTATCTATTCCACATCGTTCAAAAGACTCTGATATTATTTCTTCAATATTTGGTCTAAATGCTACTGATCCAGAAGTTGCCATTAGTACTGTTTAATACCTCTTATTATTATTTGATATGCATCACCAGTTGCACCTGCACCAGTTGTTGTGAATTTAATATCACCAGTTCCATTAGTGCCAAAAGACTTGCTATTAGGTAATCCACCAAACTTTGAAAAATCTTGATAACCAGATTGTCCTTCAGTTAAATGCATAATAATAACATTAGTATCGGCTGCAGCTAATATTTCAACTGTCATAGCTGATATCACCCACCAACACTCTATTATTCTAATTCCAGTACATGTTTCACCATCAGCATTTGTTGCTAAAGTTGATACATCTATTTTAGAAACTGCACTTTCATTTCCTGTGTCTACATATTGATATTGAAAAGCAAACACAACTTCATTTGTATTTTCTGATAATTTATTTACTGTAACGATATCTGCCATTTATCACTCCGATATTTCACCACGTAAAAGCATTGCTTTATATTCTGCACTCCCTTTAGGTGGGAGTGCTTTTTTAGTAGTTGTCTTTTTCTTAGGTTTTACTTCAACCCAAGCTTCATTGACATCAGGAGTATTTGGATCGTCTGAAATAAATTTGCCAGATTTGGTTCTAGCTCTTTTTTTCTCAGCCATTTAAATCTCCATTATCTATCTTGAGCTGCGAACATATAATCAATATTCATTGATTTAGTTCCAGTAGCAGAACCTGATAATTCCATAGCACCAAGTGCAAGATTTTCATCATCTGGAATATTATCTGTGTGAGTAGCTACTTTTGATCTATTTACAAAAAATTCTACTGAACCTGTGCTTTTTACATGAATACCCAATGTAACTGCTGTTCCATTAGCAATATCAATGCCAGAATCCGTTGTAGTTGCAGTGCCATCTTTTTCTGTAATGCAGTCAATGTTGCTATCACCATCATCTACTTGGAATACAATTCTGTCAGTAGCAGTCAACATTGCTTCTGGATTAGTTGCAAAGTTTACTGTTAATCCAATACAAATATCCATTGCATCACCTTCAGCATCTGTAGGTGTTATTTTTGTTTCAAACCAAATATCTCTACCAGATGCAACTGCAAATATTTCATTCCCTTGTATTGAAGCACCGTCATTATCAGTTGTAGCAGTTGAACTTAAAGTTACTGCACCACCAACAACATCAGCTGCGATAGCAGCTGAAGCACCACTATCTTTAACTACTGTCCAATCATTTGTATTATCTAATGTAACACCAGTAAAATCATCCATGTAAACCATGTAATCTGGATTTCTATCAATTGGTAAATTTTCAAACCAACCTTTAGAGTTGCCCTTTCCTGAAAATAGAATAGGACCTGAAAAATGTGTATTAGCCATGTTTATCTCCTGTCTTGGCTAGTGTCAGTTGCAAACAACTGTCAGGATTAAAAGAAAAGGGGAGATTGCTCTCCCCTCAGTTTTTATTAGGCAGCTCCTTCTGTACCAAAAATACCTCGCCAATCAGTAAAACCGAAAGAATATCTTTCTCTTACCTTATAACGAACATTTCCAGTTTCAAAGTCACCTTCCATACCTTTTTTCATAGGACTTCTTTGGAACATTTTCATTCCATCTGGAACATCAGTTAAAATGAAAAACTGATCTGAATCAGTCAATCTTCTCATAATATGATATCCCTGTGGAAGATAACCACCATTGCGAATTGCGTTGATGTCATTGTCAGCAGTTCCAGTCCTTAACTGTGATTCTAATAATCTTTCAGCAGTAAAGGTATAAGCTGTTGGAATTATCAAAGTTGTACCTTGAGCTGCAATTCTTAATCCACGATCATCTTTCATATCTGAAATTTGAATTAACATTGACTCAAGTGACGTTTCAGATAAATCAGCTGCAGTAGCCAAAGTATTACTTTGATTACCATTTGTTGTAGGATGTGCAGTACTTAATAACGACACACCATCACCACCACCATATGGATCAGTATTTGAAGTCGCATTATTCAAAATATTTGCAGCCTTGATTTCTTTTGTAGAAGCCATAGATCTTGCAAGTGCTTTTGTATAACGCCCTGCGATTGAACCATACAAACCATCTTCTTCAGCTTCCTCAGTAATTGAAAATGCCAAAGCAATAGTTTCATGCTGATATCTAGCTGTCCACTGCTGACTAGCAGTATCATAACTAATAGCTGCACCTTCATTCTTTGTCGGTGCATTTCCAAAACCTGTTAATAAAACATCTTCTTCAAACGCTTTTTGTGAAGTATTTGCTTGGAAAACTGCTTCATATTCAGGTGGATAACGATCATACTCAAGACCAAAAAGGGTATTCAACCCTGGCTCAAGCATTTTAGCAAATTGTGCTCTATTCATAGCCATTGTCTAATCTCCCTTATATACCTGCTGTTGCTTTGAGAATGTGCTCATTTACAAGCACTTCCAAGACAGCATATTGTGCCATTGAATTATCAGGTGTTTCATGTAAGGCTAAAATCTTACATGTAGCAGTACCATTTGACATAGTACCATTTAAACTAAATCCTGATCTACCAGTTAGAGTTGAACCTGCACCTGCAACTACATCAGCACAGTTACCAATGTTAGTTTGGGCAGGAGTACCTGCTGACTGAATTTTATACACAATATATGGATCATCATATACATATGCAATTATGTTTGTTCCAGTAGTGCCACTAGGCCAATACTCACTATAAACATAAGAACCATCTGAAGCAGTATAGCTCACACCTGCAAATACACCAATATTGTTTGTTTCTGTAGCAGTATGAGGTGTAATTACACCATCTGCTGTAAGAATGCAAAGATCACCACTAAAGATGTTCTCAGCCAAACCACTTGTTATTGTATATTTATTTGCACGAGGAATGTTACCACTCATATGGCGAACTGGCACTAAGCCAAAGGCAGCGTTTACGTTTGCCATTATTTTATCTCCTCAGAGTTAAGTTTCAATCATCCATGACAGATAAATCCCTGCCACGACTCGAATTAGACACACGATCTTGGTAGATCCTCTGTCCATTGTTTCGACCTAACGCATCCAGATCTCCTGCGATTGATTCGTTTGCTTCTGAACTTTTATTTTTATAATAGTCCTTTTGTGCTTTGTGTCTTTCTTTTGGCATTTCACAAAGCAACATGCCTTCAATCCCAATTGACCCTTGCCACTGACCATGATTGATAGTTGGATATAACTTATCTTTCACAGTATCAGCTTTGCGTGGACTCCAACCTTCACGCATACGTTTGTACACATTATCTGGAGTGTCCTTACCCTGAATCGAGGTAGCTATCCATCGTTGAACATATCCTGGTCGAGGTTCTGGAGCATCCAACAATGACGGTGGTTTCCATGCAGTATCAGGTCTTGATTCACCTTCACGCATTGAAACCTTGTTTTCATTCGCACGTACATTTCTATTCTCAACCATAGTTAACCCCTTTGCTGTTTTCTGATTTCAGATTCATATTTTTTAAGACTTCTTTCATCATTAATTCCAAGCTGTCGAGCCATTTCAAGTTGATCTTTACTCATACGTACTCTATTGCCCTTGTAAGACGAGCCACCTGTAGAAGGTGCAATTGGTTGTCTACTTTTTACTTTAGTCTTAGTCGGACTTGATCCTGATACTAATTCAGGAAAAACTTTTTGTAAACGATTATTTAATTCATTGTAATAATCATCAGAATTTTTATCAAAACCTTCCATTTCTATTTGGATATCAAAAGACCTTGCCAATGCAGTTTCTCTTTCAAATCCTGGTGAATTAAACCAATTATTCTTTTGCCACCAATCAATTGCTTTAGGTGGTGCAGGATTTTGTACAGTTTGTTGTGCTTTACCTACAGTTGGTGAAACAGATTGTTGTTGAGCTTGTTGGCGTTGCATTTCTGCAACTCTCAAAGCAGCTCTCATATCTGCCAACTGCTCTGTAAAAGCAATAGCTGCTTTTGTATCACCTTCTTCAGTAGCTTTTTCTAAAGCTCTTTTTGTCTGGTCATACCTTGTTTTAAATTCATTTTGTGCAGATTTTTCTGATCCTTGCTCTAATCTAGATAGCCTAGCATTCAATTGAGCATTTTGCTCTTGCATAGTTCTAAGTTGTTCTTCTGCATCTCTTCTTTGATCAACAAGCTTTTTTATTCTTTTCTGGACTTTTTCTCCGTAGTCATCTTTTTCTTCTCGCTCTTGCTTTTGTTCTTCTGCTTGTTGTTTTTCTTCAGCTACATCTTTAGCTTCTTCTTTTGGATCTTCTGTAATTTCAATTTGAAATTCTTCTGGATCAGCTTTAGCTTTTTTTATTTCTTCATTGATTTCGTCAATGACTTCTTTTTGATCTTGCATGGTTGCGTTCTCCAAGTTATGTCGCTATGTAAGATGTAACTTCTACACTCTCTGGTAAAATAGATGTAATTTCATCATCATTTAACAAAAGCAAACGTACACCATTAATTGTAACTTTCTGACCTGCATACTTTCCGTATGTAACTCTGTCACCTTCTTTCGGTACAGTTGTCATTCTCCATGACTGTCCAGTATCACGATCTTTATAAGCTAAATCACCTAAAGCCAATATACGACCATGAGCAGTCATATATTCTTCATTATCTTTTGATTGAGATGCCAGATACAAACCACCTTTAGTTTTCATTTTAACTTGATGAGGTTGTACCAACACTTTCCAATTTAATGGTCTTGGAAGTTGTTGCGTATAAATCGTCTGTTCAGTCGATTCGTCTTTATATTCTTTATATACTCTATATCCCACTTTTACTTCCTTTCTCAATATATATTACATGGTGATGAGTCATGTTATTCATCCTCTTTATCTAATTTTTTCATTGTATCATCGATAATTTCAGAAGCTTGTGTCAATCCCTCTGCAATACCAACGTGTTTTTGATATGATTCAAAATCGGAAATACGACCTTCAATCATCCCCTTCGATATTTCTAGCTTCTTCTGTTCCAGATTTTCTTTTATTTTCTGCAACAGGTCTGTTATCGTCATTTTTTACACCCCCTGACATTGAAACACCAGTTACGTGTATAACTACATCTTTAGTCATTAATAACCCTTTTTCTTTCCACCTTTTTTCTTACCACCTTTTTTCTTTGTGCCTTTATGCATCATTTTTTTAGCTCCTTGTAAAAGTTTTGAAAATTTTGATCTTAATAACATAATGACACAAAGATAACATTTATAAAAAATATTTCAAGTTTTAAAATCCATAAGATTCGCAATAAGCTACTGATCCATAACTCGGCTCATCTTCTTCCCAAAGATACTCATTAAGCTTTCCACCATTATCAGTATGTAATTTCATTTTATCAGCTAAAACACTCATTGTTTGCTCAAGCAAATCTCTAGCTTTAGTTGTATCTCCTTCAGCTTTTTTAATAAAATCTGAAAGTAAAAAAACTTTATTATGATTCCATCTATAACCTTTAGAATCTTCTGCTTGTACACAATAACCTTCGTGATGGATCTCTGTTCCATCTTCATCTCTTCCTGCAAAAAACAACCAAGAGTGTTGTATAAAAAATAATCCTTTTGCTGCTGTTATATTCATTTTATATTTCCTTTCTTAAAAATGACTTACCTTGCTGTCTAACTTTTTTATTACCTTTTCTCTTTAAAGCTTTTTCCCAACCTCTAGAAGAGCTGTGAGTTTTTCCTCTACCTTTTATTCCTTTTGCCATTTTGTTTCCTTTCTAAATATACGAATCAGTATATCAGAAATAAAATCTTTGTCAAGTGCTAGGGATAAAATAAATTTATAATAAATGAATACAATAACTTATATTATTAAAACTTGACAAACAAAACGAATCACTATATATTAGATTTATAAGTTTTGAGAAAGGAAACAAAATGAAATTAACAGAAGATCAATTATCAGATATTTACATAAAAGTTTCAGAAGCAACTTCAGATTCTTTTAGAGAAACAATCCTAGCTTTTGTAAAGGATTATAATAAATCTAAAAAAGAATTAGATGGCGATCATAAAGACTTTTATGTAAATGAAAATACAATAGATATGCTTTTTAGCAATGCTTGTGAAGGAGTAATAGATCAAGCTCTTAGACAACATAAATGGTAATTAACTGGGGGAGGAATCCCCCACCAATTTTAGAAAGGAGTCTATCATGGACAACCAATACTTAAATTTAAAAAAGATCGCAAATGCTTGTGATCTCAAGTTAATTAAAGTTGCTAAATCTCAACGACTTGACTGCGATTTTCCTTATTGTCTTTTTCGTATTGGCGAAACTATGCATGATGCTGTTGCTTGTTGTAACACTTTAGATGAAGTCACTCAAGCACTTTGCAATCATATTTTGTACAAGACAACTGCTGACGTTAATCGTGGCATTTATCTTCATAAAGAAAAAGGTATTGAAAAATACCGATAACTTTATTCTTGTGTCTTGCCATCATCAACAAATGGTAAGACACCAAGTGGAATACCGAACCTTAAATTATTTATATCTCTTAAAAGAGGATCAAAAATAGCTCTTGTATATCTAGCAGATTGTGGATTGTTTATTAACACTCTTTCACTTTGTGGAGTATCTAACTCTTTAACTGCTATATCATCACTTCTAATAGGTCCTATTGTTTTTGGTATCCCTAAACTTTTATTAAGATTTTCTTGTAAGTCATAAAATCCACCTTTACCACCACGATCTATAACATTGTCAAAATCTAAAAATCTTGGTCTACCATCAGACTGTGAAACATTTCTTAAATAAAAAGCAATGTCATCAGTCGTAACTGTATCTACTTTTGTTCCTTTTGGAGTTTTTATAAGTTCTGGAAAAACTTCTGTAAATTTTTGTGATTTACCACCATCAATTGATACTGTCATTTCATCTACAGGTAATACATTGAATTCTTTCCCTTTAGCGTCAATTGTAACAACTTGAGGATTTAACCTTTTTGTTGTAATTAGTTCTGCTATTTCACCTGCTACACCTTCATTATTTTCAGTATAAGAAGATGCCACAAAAGGTGACTTTGACATATATACTTCTTTCCCCAATGTTGGACCTAATTCTTGTGGATCACTTCCACTAAATCGACCTCTATAAAATAAATCATCAATATCAAATCCAAGTGCTTTTGCTCTTTCCATCCTTGATTTTTTATCCATAGGTAAATCATAATTTTTCATTAAATATTCATAATCAAGCCTTTGTGCTAAATCTGACACAAAATTCTTTTGGTCTTCGGTCAGTTCTTGACCTTCTTTTCTGGCTGTTTTTATAAAATCTATAAAGAGTTGTGTAGTATGTTGTTTTGGAGTTAGATTATCGAATCTTAAATTACCTAAATTAGATCCAATTGTGTTAGGATCAACTCGTACATTTGCTAATTTGTTTTTTAAATTTTTAGCAAAATCTATTACAGCAGGAGTGAACTGTACACCTTTTG